ACTGGTTGGGTAGAAGGCATTATGGGTGAAGAAGAAGTAGCTAATTTAAAGTCTGCTTTAGATTCAAAAATAGCTGAAGAAATTAACCCAACTTCAGAAACTAAAACTATAGGCGGATAATATATGGATACATTAATAGGATTACTTATTGTAATAGGTATAGGTTTATTTATAATAAAAAGAAAGAAACCTGAATGGTTTAAATTAATTAAAAATAAAATCTTAGGAGAGTAACATGAGTGAAGAAAAGAGTAATGTAATTATTAATTTTAATGGCAGAGAATATACAGCAGATGACCTAAACGAAGAGCAAGTTGGTCTAGCTGTAAAATTAAATACAGCAGGTAAACAATTATTAAGATTACAAGAAGCTGCTGATACTTATGCGATGATTAATGAATATAAAAATATCTTAATCGAAGCATTTGATAAAACTCTAGCTGTTGAAGAGGAAGAAGTAATAGAGGAAGAATAATGCCAAGAAAGACCGCCAATGATGTAGCACATGACTTAAAAAATCACGAAATACAATGTGCTGAAAGGTGGACTACAGCATTTAATCATTTTGAAAAACTAGATAATGATATAACTGGTTTAAATAATTGGATTAAAGGCGGTCTAACAACTATTGTAGTATCTATGCTACTTATCTTGCTTAAAGACTATATCATCTAATGATTGAAAAACTTATAGAGCCCGTTAGTCATATTCTTGACAAATTCATAGCGGATAAAGATTTAAAACTAAAATTACAACACGAGCTTAATCAAGAGCTGCATAAAGCAAATATGGCTCAGATTGAAGTTAATAAAGTTGAAGCACAACATAGAACAGTATTTGTAGCTGGATGGAGACCATTTACAGGATGGATATGTGCAAGTGCTTTGGCTTATCATTTTATTATTGAGCCTATACTTATCTTTGCATTAGCTACACAAAACATACAACTAACGCTACCTACATTTGATATGGGTTCTTTACTTACAGTTCTTATGGGTATGCTAGGTCTTGGCGGACTTAGAACTTACGAGAAGGCAAAGGGGATAACTAAATGAGTTTTGATACTGAAATAAAAGATATGCTGATAAAGCATGAGGGTTTAGTTTGCAATTTGTACAAATGTACAGCTACTCCACCACGAAATACAATTGGGGTTGGAAGGAATCTTGATGATGTGGGCATATCAGAAGATGAAGCATTATATATGCTAGACAATGACATAAAGAGAGTTAAAGAGAGTTTAGATAAGTCATTTAAGATGTGGCGATGTATGCCTAAAAGAGCAAGAATGGTATGCATTGATATGACATTCCAAATGGGCATTACTGGATTCTTAGGATTCAGAAAAACTATAGCTCTGATGCAAATGGGTATGTGGCTAGAAGCTAGTGAAGAAGTTTTAGATTCTAAGTATGCAATACAAACACCTAACAGAGCAGCATTTAACTCTAGGCAACTAGCTTTGTGTCATGGCGAGAAAATCAAGCGAGGAACATCAAGCTAATTCAAGATTAGGTGCATTAGGCGAATCCCTAGTGCAAACTTTCTTGCTTGAATTTTGCGACTTTGTTTATCCTACTCAGGATAAGCACCCAGCAGATATTCTTGCTGAAGTATCTAACTGCAAATATACTGTTCAAGTAAAAGCTAGGAGAGAAACTAAAGAAGGCAAATATGTATTCGCAACTGAAACGTCAAGGTCAATGTCTGATGTTTATAAAAATTATCATTGTGATATTCTTGCTTTTGTTTTCGTTAATAAAGAACATAAACGAATTCTCTTCAAACCAAATACTTCTTCGCAAACCTACTTCACCTTTGATAAGAAAATAATCAAACCTGATATGGAGATTAAATCTCTACAAGAAACTCTTGATGCACTTAGTCAAGTGCCAGTCTTAAATCCAGTAATAAAATAATTATAAATAAATGTTTACATATATAGATATTTATGTGTATAATAGTCTTATGTTAAACAAAAGTAAGGAGAATAACATGAACATATCAGAAAACTTAAATAATGCAGGAATATCAGCAAATTCTATAAATGCTAAATATATTAATAGTTTTGTAGACAAGATGGTAAACAAACATAAAACTACAAACATTTGGCAAGATTATGTTAGCAGTAATATTGATGCGATTGTTTTAGACTTTGTTAAAGTCATTAAAGAAGCTGATAAAATATCTTTTAAATATAGTAATTACTTTTCACAACATAAAAAAGTAAGAAACAATGGTGCTGCAGAAGTAATAAAAAAATATTCAAATGAGTTCAGATTAGAAAATTCTAATGCAGTAATACTAAAGGATGTATATGTCTAAAATACAAGGTAGCTTAATCGCTACCTTTTTTATAGGAGAGAAAAATGTGTAAATTAGATAGAGGTCAAACAGTTTATTACACAGACTGGACTGATAACAACAAAATCTATCCTGCAAAGGTAATACATTGCAAATATAGATATGTGATTATTGATGTCTTGGTTAAAGGTATGAATGTTTGGGAAACATGGGAAGTTAATATTAGTGATTGTAAACCTACAGATGATTTTGGATTAGTGAGAAATGATGTGTTTGGTTGGTGTATTGATTATAAAGGAGAGGAAAATGAAATACTTAGTAAAAGTTAAATTACCAATAGGATGGTGGACTGCTATGCAAACATCTGACTTAGTAAAAGCAATAGATAAATACGCTAGACTTGCAAAGCAAAAGCATAGTGTAAGGATAGTGAAAGTATGAAGCTGCTATCAACAACCAAGCATGGCATTGTAGAGTGGCGATGGAAAGAAGAAGGAGAGCCTTCACCACAATACAAATCATTACATCATCAATGGTATGTACCTAAGAAATCTGAATTTGAGATAGTTACTAAATTAGATAGAGAAATTAGGCAAGAAGTTAAAGATGAGATTTGGGAAGATATGCAGCTTGGCATTGAATATCAAAAGCAAATTTATAAATTACATAAACAAATGAAAAAGGTGAGCAAATGATTGATTTTGGATTATTTATGTTTTTATGTTTTATGGCTATCTGTTTACATGGAGTAGCTCTAATCATTAAAGATAAGGAGAGATAAGTGATTGATAAATACTGGAAAAGGTTTTGTGTAATCTTTATGAATCTTTTTGGAAGTAAGGATGACATAGATTGGTTGCACATGCACGAGAATATGATTGATAACAAAAAGGAGAAATAGATGGAAGAGTATATAGCAGGTTTATTTTCAGGCATCCTAGTAGCACTAGGTGTCTATTTAATGTATAGGTTGGCTGATAATGAGTAGAAATATTAGATTCAATTTGATTGGTGGTGGTACTTTATATATACCGCCTAGAGAGGTGGGAGACTTTTATAAAGACTTTTTAAGCGGTCATAATGTAGTCGAAGTAAAAGGTGAAAGATATGAGGTTAGAGACTCTCAGAGAGAGATACAAGAGCAAATGAGTAGGATATGAATATCAACGTCACAAAAAATAAAAAAAAATGTACTGAATGTTCTTTTTTATTTCAACCAAATAGTAATTCACAAAAAACTTGCTCTAAAATATGTAAAGATTTAAGAACAAAAAGAATTAGCAAACCAAGAGAGTACACCTTAAATTGTGCTGAATGTAACAAAGATTTTACAAATAAATATAGTGATAGAAAATTTTGTTCAGATGTATGCCTAAATTTAAGCAAAAATAAGCCAAATGTTAATTGCTCTAATTGCGGAATTCATTTTCACTTAAAACCATATTTACTAAAAAGAACAAACAACCCTTGTTGTAGTAAAAAATGCTCTGATGAATTTAGAAAAATAAAAGGCTGGGAAGAATATTTATCTTTAAATGATAATTGTGTTGTTTGTGGTGCAAATAAACCTATAAAATTTTCATATTCCAATACAAAAAAAAATAAAACTTGTTCAAAAGTTTGTAAATATATATATCAAACAACAAATCCAAATAATTATAAAAAAGTATTTTATAAATTTAATGATAAAAATTATCAAGAATTACATAGATATGTTCATAATAAAATTAGAAGTCTAAAAAAGAGAGCTAAGGATAAAAAATTAAAATTTGATATAGATGACCTTTGGTTATTATACATAATTCCTACAAATCGTATGTGTCCAGTTTTAAACATACCAATGATATTTAAGAAACAAAACAATAAAGACATAGCAGCATCAATAGACAGAATTGATAATTCTAAAGGTTATACAAAAGATAATGTATGCTGGATGTCTTACAGAGCAAATAGACTTAAAAATGAAATGAATATAGATGAAGTAAAAAAAATATTAGAATTTTTAAAATTTTGTGAAATAGAAAAAAATTACCCTGAAATGTTTGGTTCAATGTTTATAGGTAAGCCATTTAAAAATGAGGAAATAAAATATGAATATCAAAGAACTAAAAGATTATAAGTCTGAACAAAAAGGTAATGCTCTTATTATTAATGACATACCTAATGAGGAATATCATGCTGGTGTTGGTATCAGTAGTAGTTTTGTAAGAAGGTTTGGAGAATCACAACTACATGCTATAGAACACAAACAAGAAACTAGCCCAACATTAGAATTTGGTACTGCTGCTCATTCTTATTTGTTAGAAGGTGAAGATGCTTTTAATCGTGAAGTTGTTGTGATGACTGGTTCACCTTACACAAAAGCAAATAAAGAGCTTAAAGAAGAATATAAGAACAGAGGTCTTATTGTGATTAAAGAAGCTGACTTTGAGATTATCAAAGGCATGAAAGAGCATATGATTTATGAAGGTAATGCTTATATTAATGCAAAAGATAAAATAGCTGAATCTAGTATTTACTGGTACGAGGATGATGTTTTGTGTAAATGTAGACCTGATGTTTTATGCAAACCCATTGATAAACCTTATACAGACAATGAGATAGTTATAGTGGATTACAAGACAACACAATCTTGTGACCCAAGACAGTTTAATTTTTCAGTTAGAAAGTATGGGTATGACTTACAAGCATCATGGTATAGAAGAGGATTAGAAGCAGCAGGATATAGTGTGAAAGAGTTTGTCTTTGTAGCACAAGAAAAAGTACATCCTTTTGCATCTAAAGTCTTTAGGATAACGTCAGAGCATATGGATTATGCTTGGCATACAATGGAGAGGTATTTGAATGAATATAAAGAGTATAAGAAGGGTAAGCCTTTATCTATCTATAATAGTCCTAATGTTGTTGAGTTAGAGGTTTGATATGAATGTATTAAGTTTATTTGATGGAATGAGTTGTGGCAGGATTGCTTTAGAGCGTCTTGGCATACAAGTAGATAATTATTATGCAAGTGAGATTGATAAATATGCTATAAAAGTTAGCGAAGCCAATTACCCAGACATTATACAGGTTGGCGATGTGACTCAATTAGATACCTCAACATTACCAATGATTGATTTGGTTATGGGTGGCAGTCCATGCCAAGGATTTAGTTTTGCTGGTAAACAATTAGCTTTTGATGACCCAAGAAGTGCATTGTTTTTTGAGTTTGTTAGATGTGTTAAAGAGTTACAACCTAAATATTTTTTATTAGAAAATGTAAGAATGAAAAAAGAATATTTAGATGTTATATCTGAATATATGGGTGTTGAACCAATAATGATTAATTCAGCATTAGTGTCGGCACAGAATAGAGTTAGATATTATTGGACAAACATACCCAATATAAAACAACCTAAACAAAGAGGTATAGTTTTAAGAGATATATTGGAAGATTCTGAATCTTGGTCTGAAACACCACCTCAATATTTAAAAAATAATTTAAATGGTAAACCAAGAGGAGATAGGGTTAAATCTACTAATGAAAAAGCATCCTGCTTGACTGCAACTATGTACAAAGGACAAATACAAAGTTGGGTTAAAAAGCAAAATAATTATCCGGATAATGTGTTAGATAAAATGACAACAAAAGATGGTAAATCTTTTTGTTTAACTGCTAGGTATCAAGGTGCTGAACCAAAGAATAGTATCAAGAAAAAACAAAGAACAATGATACCAGTCAATAAAAATAAAAAATTACCAAACAATATAAGTTTAATTTATGACGATGAAGGTAAATCATATAAACCAATCAAAGTTGGTATGAATATAGAGAAGGTAAAAGTAAGAAAGCATGAGGTAGACATAATCAGTTTGCAATATCTTTTGCGAGAAATGAAAAAAGAGTCTGGTAAAACTAATAAACAAATAGCAGAAGAAACTAATACACCAATAACTAAAATAGAACATTGGTTCAGAACTGATAGTAGTTTTGCAATACCAAGTGATGATATTTGGTTTAGGTTAAAAGAAGTATTAGGAATAAAGACAGATGTGTTTGATAAGCAAATCATGGAGTTCGAATATCGTGATGGTGTTTATGAAAGCAAACAACGTGTTTATAGTGAGAATGGTAAGTCACCAACTATAACTGCTAGTAATAAAGAGCAGTATATTGAAACTCATAACAGTCCTAAGCAAGTAGGTACAGCAGTAGATATTAATGGTCACGACATATTAAAAAGAGTCTATTCAGAAGATGGTAAGTCACCAACTCTTAATGCTTGTACTGGTGGAAATAGAGAGCCTAAAGTAATGGTGGATAAAAGGAAACCTAATCAAATAAATCCAAGTAAAAAAGCAAATGGAGTACAACCATATATGCAAGATAGGGTATTTCATGTTGACGGTAAATCTCATGCTTTAACAAGAGAGTTTGCATCAAGAACCAATGTTGGTGATGAGCAAGAGGTGTATTGGAGAAAATTAACTCCTTTAGAGTGTGAACGATTACAAACAGTTCCAGATAATTATACAAACCATGTATCAAATACTCAGCGATATAAGATGCTTGGTAATGGTTGGACGATTGAAGTTATTACTCATATTTTAAAAAATATGGATTTAAAAGAAGGGCAAACTAGCAAATGAGAGTATTAGATAAGAAGGAGAGTTTCGCCAGTTGCCCTTAACTTGATTATAAACTAAATAAAGAATAATATTGATATTGGAGAGTAAAAAAAATGAATGAACCAAAAAACACTAAAAAAGCTATATGGGTATCTGATGATATGCATTTAGAGCTTAGTATTCGTGCAGCTACTACTAGACAGGATATTGGTAAGACTGCTGAATATTTAATGAAGCTAGGTATGATAGCTGATAAAGAGAATAAACAATGAGCCAGTATAAAGATATAGTGGATAAGCAGAGAGAAAGACTAGACGCTGAGAAGAATGACTGGTCTATCTATGTTGATAATATTAATGGCTATAACACAATTAGAATTGGTAATAAGTCTGTAACAAGATTTAGAGATAAAAGAAAAAAGGAAGTTATTGAATACCATGATTGAAACATTAGCTTTAATATTTGTATTTATATTTATATGTCTTATTATTAGTGCTATAAGCATAAAATTTTTTGATTACTTAGAAGATGACAAACAGTAGAAGAAAAGGACATAATTTTGAAAGACATATTGTTAAGTTAATTAATGATTATATTCAAAAGCAAGGTGGTACTGATTTAGTTAAAAGAAACTTAGACCAAACCCAATACAAAGGACAAGCTGACATATATTGGGATAACTTTGCTATTGAATGTAAAAGGTATGGTCAGACATCTACTAATATGTATAAACAAGCATGGTGGGAACAGGTACTTGTTGCAGCAAAAGATAAGTATATACCTATCTTGGTATACAAGTTTGATAGGCATGACATTTATTGTAATGTACCAGCATGGTTAATTAGTGATAATGTGCCAGTTAATAATCAGGTCACTTATATGTGTAGCCTGAGAACCTTATGTAAAGAGCATAAGCAAATATTGAAGAAAGCAAGTGTATTCAATAAATGAAGAAGATTTTGAGAGTTTTTGTCGTGATGCTTACGACAGAATGAACGTAGTATTGGAAATATTAGGAATAATAAATGACGATACTTACGAGGACTTTAAGGAGAGAAATTATCATCATCTTGAAGTTCAATATTTAACCAGTATAGATAAGCTGTCTATACATTAAAACTATAAGGAGAGTATTATGGTTGATATTTTAGGTGGAATGAATGTTGGTAGTCCTACCAGTTCATTTCTTGCATTTAAAAGTGCTGACTTGCAATTTTATGTAGGTGAAGAAGCTGTAAATTTTAAATATTTGCAACTTGACCCTGCAACATTTCAATCAGGTTGGGGTAGATTTACACCCACATCAGGCTATGAATTCGCATGGGATGATAAGTTTGGTGTTTTAGGTGAAAAGCCTTCTGATGATTTTAAAAGAGCTTTTTCAGCATGGTTATATACAGATGGATTAGAAAGACCTTTGTTATGGCAAAGATTTAGTTTTTCTGAATCATCTACATTTAACAAAATGTTAGCTGCTTTTTGGAATGATAAAGAGGGTAAAGATGGTTTACCTACTTTTGAATATAAAAGTGCTAAACATATACAGGTAGGTCTTGGTAAGTCTGCTGAGATAGAATTTGACTTTGTTGGATTCAAACCAAGAAAACCTGAATTTGTGATACCTGAATGGGCATCTAATGTAGATGTCGGAGTGCAAGAAACTGAGTCAAAAGGACTAACAGATGACGACATACCATTCTGAAGTAGATTGGGTCAGGATTGCACCTGATGTATGCAAAGAAGTTTTTGGCGAACCTACCAAGAGTACAGGTAATGAACTCAGGTGGGGTCGTCATGGCTCTAAAGTTTTAAATAAAGATACTGGACAATGGTTTGACCATGAAGCTGGTACTGGTGGGGGAATAGCAGACTTAATTAAGCATTACAATTTAGACATTAAACAAGTTTTGAAACAATATGGTTATGATGGAGTGCCTTCTGACAACTCCTTACTAAAGATTCCCCTAAATCTGTCAGAGGGCACAAAATCATTATCAAGAGAAAAAATGAGGGAACTTCATTCTCAGGCACTTATAAGTCTGCAATACTCGCCTGAATTTTTTGTAATGAGGTTTCCCTCTTCGCATTATATAAAGCAAAAATACGCACCTTTTTCTAAAAATCCTGATGGTTCTTGGAATATGAAAAGACCTAATGGATTAATGCCTATTTATTACAAAGGAGAGCATCCTGATAAACCAGTAATAATTAATGAGGGAGAGAAAGCGTGTATAGGATGCAAGAAGATAGCAAAAGATTATGATGCTGTCACTTGGCATGGTGGTACTAATGGTTGGGATAAAGCAGATTGGAGTCCTATATTTGGTAAAGAAGTTTATATCTTTCCTGATAATGATGAAGCTGGAAAGAAGTGTGCTAGTAATATACAAACATATTTAAAGAAAAATGGTTGTAGAGTCACTATAGCTAAACCACCTAAAGATTTTGAAGATACATGGGATTTATGGGATGCAAATGAAAAAGGTTATTTTAAGGATTCAGATGAGTTAGTTAAATACATTGTAAGCAATCCTATGAAGTCTATAGGGCAAGTAAGTTTTACAAGAGCAGACGAGGTATTAAAACAAGTAACTAATCCTGAATGGTTGATTCAAGATGTATGCGAGAAAGAATCTTTAATGTGTGTGTTTGGTAAGCCTAAGAGTGGTAAGTCTTTTATAGCTATCTCTATGGCATGTGCTATAGCAAAGGGTAGAAACTTTTATGGTAATAAATCATATAAAGCACCAGTATTGTATGTATGTGGTGAAGGTCAGAGAGGAGTTAAAAGAAGGTTAGCAGCTTGGCAACAAGGTATGTATGACCTACATAAAGTGCCATTATATTTATCTGACAGAGCAGTAAGAATTAATGATGAGGATGATTTTAAGAAACTAAAAGATGAAATTGATTACATACAAGAGCTAGAAGGTAATATTGGCATGATAGTTATTGATACATTTCAAAGGAACTTTATAGGTAATGAAAATAGTGCAGAAGATGTTGGTAGCTTTATTAATCAATTAGATGGACTTATATCTGATTATGGTTGTTGTGTTTGTTTAGTGCATCATACTGGACATGGTAATGGAGATAGAGCAAGAGGTTCTAGTGTATTAGGTGCATCATTAGATTATGAATTTAAGGTAGAAAGACAAGATAAGATTATTGGTGAATCTACACATGAGCAAATGTTTGTTACTTTTGAGCAGACTTTGAATAAAGATGGACAAGGTATGCAAGAAAAAGCATTTGTATTTAAAGAGGTAGAGATTATAGGAGAAGGTTTAAATCTTACATCAGGATACTTAGAGGAGACAGATGTCGACTTAACTAAAGAAAAAAAGATTAATATGACACCTAATCAAAAGAATGTATTAGCACAATTAAAGATATTAGCCATGAGTAAGAATCCTGATGCACCACAAGATGTTAAATTACAACCTAAAGATTTAGCAGATAAGGTGCAAAAATCTGATGGTAGTTATATGACACCTAATCAAATTAGTAAGGTGTTAGGACAATTAAGAGATAAAAATAAAGTTATACATTATGAAGAAGAGCATTTATGGCAACATGGAGATTATGAGGATGTTTTACCAAACTTTGATAAGTCTGACTAACTCTGCCAAAAGTCTGCCATTTTGGACTAAAAAGTGGCAGAGTAAGGACAAAAGCCATAAGTTTGCTCTGCCAACTCTGAAGAAGTCCTATAGGACTTCAGAGTAGTCAGAGTAAAATGGGTAATATTTTATGAAAACATATATAGATATTGAAACAGAAAAAAGATTAAAAGAACTACGCGATTTGGAGTCAGACATACAAAAACGCTATGGAAACATGAAACGTATATATAAGTTAGTTGGTACTGATTTAGAGATAAAGTATGGCAGAGCTAAGATAATGTTTGATAAATCTATGGATAAGGATACTGGCAAAAAGAAACTACAGATGATTGATATGATGTTTCGTGCTTATGATGCATTAGTAGAAAAGATAAAAGCTAACGGATATAACGAACTTGAACCATATGTCAGATGTTATGAGTTTAATAAAAAAGTCATACTGGTTTGTGATTATAACGATGAGAAAGCTATAATGATGGAAAACCATAAAAAGGAAACAGATGTCATGTTTTTTAGTATGGAAGAAATGTTTAGGTCGATACCATCTGATTTCCTAGAAGCAAAACAATTTTTAACTAACAAGCATGGCGATGTTACTTTTGAGAGGATTACTTATGGGAAAAGGTAGTAAACGTAGACCTGAAGATAAGAAGAAGGTTGATGCTAATTGGGATAAGATATTTGGAAAGAAGAAGAAGAAAAAGAAATGAATAAGTTTTTTGATAAAGATTTACCATTTGGAGAGCAAGGAGAAAGTTTGATATTAAGTTTGATACATAGAAAGTATTCAACAGCATACAAACAAGAAGGAAATCATAAAGAGTATGACATTATGATTCCTGAAATAAATAAATCAGTAGAAGTTAAAAGAGATAAGCAGACAGATAAGACTGGAAACATATTTATTGAAGCTATGTGCGAACATAGTAAGTCAGGTATTGATGCAACAACTGCTGATATATTTGCTTACATTACAGAATCTAAAATCTATTGGGCATCTACAGAAGATATTAGAAGATGCATACTAGAGAAAAAGATAAATAAAAGTATTGGTTTTATGATTGAGGGTAAGTTGATTGATGCTTACTTAATACCAGTACACATATACAAAGATTATTGTTTAAGAATAGATACATTAACTGAGGAACATAAATGCCTATTAAATTCAAAAGAAGTCAAATAATAAAAGATAGAGCTACAGGTAAGCTGACTACACAACACTTCTATATGAAACAAACACCTACAAGTGAATTAGAGCAAGTGCTTAATAATCCTAATGCCAGTCCAAAATTAAGAATTAAATGTAAACGAGAATTGATAAGGAGAAATAAATGAGTGACTTAGTAAACCATCCACCACATTACAACAAGAGTGGTATTGAATGTATAACATATATTAAGCAGCAATTAGGTAGAGAATTTCCTGCATACTTAGAAGGTAATGCAATAAAGTATTTACATAGACATAAATACAAGGATGCCAACATACAAGACTTAAAGAAGTGTGTTTGGTATATTAATAAGTTAATAGAATATTATGAGGAACTATGAAGAAACAAATAGAAGCAGAATATTTAAAACAAAAGATAAATGAAAAGAAATCATCATACGATGTAGCAAGAAGTCTTGGTGTATCACAATCAACAGTTGTTAGAAAAGCTAAAGAGTTTGGTCTACAGTTTAAAGGTAAAAGTGTTTGGAGAAAGTTATGAGATTAGATATTAGAGATAATATTAAAGAGGTTACAAAGTGGACAACAGATGTGCAAAAGAAACAAATACCTTTTGCAACTATGTTAGCACTAAATGATACAGCTTTTGCATTACATAAGAGCTATAAGGCACAAACAAAACAAAAGTTTGATAATCCAACTAACTTTACTCAAAAAGGATTTAGAGTACAGAAAGCAAAGAAAACAGAACTAATTGCTGTTGTATATGTAGAAGAGAAAAGACAAGACTACATGAAGCTGCAAGTTGATGGTGGCACACGAACACCTAAGAGGTCATCAATAGTAGTGCCAAATGATAAGAATGTAACGAACATAGCACAATACCCATCAGGTAATATAACTAAGGGCGCATTGAATCAAATAAGAAGAAATAAAAAGAAATACTTTTTTGGTGTGCCTAAAGGTGGTCAGGGTACAGAAGGTATATGGGAAAGGTATGGTAGAGAATCATCAGGTACATCTGCTGGTATGAGAATAAGACAGGTTGCTAGATTAACTAAGTATGCTAAGTATAAAGCACTATATCCTTTTGAAACCATTGGTAGAGGTGTAGCCTTTTCAAGAAAGAATGGTTTTGATAGTAATTTTGCAAAAAGACTTAGATATGCACTAAAGACTGCCAAATGATAGGTTCTTCTATCAACATAATTATGGGTAATTGGACAG